GGTGGAAGATTCTATAAAACAATGAATGCGTACAACATAAACGCAGAACACGTTATTCATATGTCAATGTCAGATGGATTAGACAACCTTTTCCCATTTGGACAGTCAGTGTTGGAACAAGTTTTCAAAGTTTACAAACAAAAAGAATTATTAGAAGACGCAATCATCATCTACAGGGTACAAAGAGCACCTGAAAGAAGAGTATTTTATATCGATGTAGGTAACATGCCTACCCACTTGGCGATGCAGTTCGTTGAGAGAGTCAAAAACGAAATAAACCAAAGAAGAATTCCGAGTGCATCGGGGGGAGCAAACTTCATAGATGCAACATACAACCCAATGAGTATAAACGAAGATTACTTCTTCCCACAGACAGCGGAAGGTAGAGGATCTAAAGTTGACACATTACCTGGTGGTACTAACCTAGGTGAGATCGATGACTTGAGATTCTTCACTAACAAACTGTTCAGAGGATTGAGGATTCCAAGTTCTTATCTACCAACAGGTGCAGAGGATGGTGGACAACAGTACAATGACGGTAGGGTTGGAACAGCATACATCCAGGAACTGAGATTCAACAAGTATTGTGCAAGACTACAATCGATGTTGGCGGAAACATTTGACAGTGAGTTCAAACTATGGGTCAAGAACAAAGGCTACAACATAGACAACGGAATGTTCGAGATTAAACTCAACCCACCACAAAACTTCGCACAGTACAGACAGACAGAAATGGACCAAAGCAGGGTGAACACGTTTACAGCAGTGGCGGATCTGCCTTACATGAGTAAGAGGTTTGCACTGAAGAGATATCTTGGTCTTTCTGAGGAAGAAATGGCAAGGAACGCCGAACTATGGGCGGAAGAGAACAACGTGCCACAGAAGAAACAGAGCAAATCAAATGAATTGAGGGGTGGCGGTGTAACACAGTCAGGAATCAGTTCAGACCTAGACCAATTCGAGGAACCAACAGCAGATCCAGAAGCACCAGAACCAGGATCACCACAGCCAGGTGGACCAGGACAGACCCCAGGTGGACAAACTCCAGGCGGCACAGGTGGTGGCGGACAGGTATAAGGATTAAATACGTTTATGAAACTGAATGAATTCTTCACATACGGCGCAGATGGCTTTGAACAGGACAAAACTTATGAGCCTGAGAACGATATTTCAATTCTAGATTCAGAAGACACAAGGAAAACGAGATTAACACTCAAACAGATCAACTCTATGAGGTTGGCATCAGAGGCACACGATGCTCAACAGAAGGAAGAGGCAGTATTCGTCCAAAAGATGTACGGACAACCTGCCCAAGACGATAACTTAGAGTTATAATGTCACAAACAGCATTCGTACTGGGTAACGGTGAGTCCCGTAGGGGCATAGATATCAACGATCTAAAACAAAAAGGCACGGTGTATGCCTGCAACGCGGTGTACAGAACACACGAACCTCACTGGCTAGTGGCAGTTGATCCCAAGATGATGATAGAGATAGCGGAGACTGATTATGTTGTACATAATAAAGTGTACTCCAACTACAACAATCAATACGAGAAACACCAGAAACTGCTGGATCACGTGACTTGGAGCAAACCCAGCCTAGGATGGAGTAGTGGACCAACGGCACTTAAACTGGCCTGCGATCACGGATTCAAGGACATATACATACTGGGTTTTGACTACCAAGGGCACCGGGAAGACAGCAAGAACAACAGATACAAACTCAACAACGTGTTTGGAGACACCCGCAACTACAAGAAGCGTAGCGACGAAGCCACTTTCTACGGCAACTGGATGAACCAGACCAAAAAAGTTTTGAGGGACTATCCTAAAATACAATTCCGAAGAGTGATAGGAAAAAATGCTTTCAAGCCTCATGATCTAGAATTTGCTAAAAACTTTAAGCACGTAGATATTGAAGAATTTGTCAAGATATATAATTTACAAACCGAAAAATCATAAAAATCCGTCTTTTAGCACCAATTTCTCGGCTTTTTTTGCCGTTTGACGTAAATACTTCACTTATAAGCAAACAAACCTTGCAAACCAAAAAGGAGCACGTGCAATGTCAAATAAATTTGAACAATTATTAGAATTGCTAATAAACGAAGAGAATGAAAAAGCGGAAGCGTTATTTCATGAAATCGTAGTAGAAAAGTCTAGAGACATCTACGAAGGATTAGCAGACGAGACTACAACTGAGGCTAAAGAAGAAGCCAAAGAAGAGTCTAAAGTAGAAGAAACTGAAGCGTCAAAAGACGAAGCAGTTAAAGAAGAGTCTAAAGAGGAAGCAGTTAAAGAAACTGAAGAATCTAAGTCAGAAGAAGCAAACGAAGGCGAAGACGTAGAAGTAGCAATCGAAGACGAAAAAACTGACGAAGCAGAAACTAAAGAAGAAGAGTCAATCGAAGAAGTAGGTGGTGACGCAACTGACGAATTAGTCAAAGATATCGCCGCAGACGAAACAGGTGAAGCAGAAGGTGCCGCTGATGACATGGAAAAAGACATGGATGCAGACGGTGAAGAAGGCGAAACCGAAGAAAGAGTGGCTGATTTAGAAGATGCTTTAGATGAACTTAAAGCAGAATTCGAAAAAATGATGGGCGGCAAAGACGACGAAGACCACGGTGATGAAGACAAAGAAGAGTCTGCAGAACCAGTTGTTGATGCTAACGCTGATTTATCAATGGAAGCAATGCATGGTGATAAAGGCATGAAAAAAGAGAAGATGAAAGAATATAAAATTCAAAAATCTGCTGACAATGCTGATCACAGTGATGCAAAGGCTTCGCCAATGACGCAAACAGGTGGTGCAGATATGAACACAGCAAGAGGTTCAAATATTGCAAAAGGTGGCGCTGACGAAAAAGGCAGACCAGCACCTACAGCGGAAAAAATGGCTGACTTTGAAAACACTGGCGGTAAGGACAAAGGTACTTCAATGAAAAAAGAAGTTAAACCAATGACTGCCGACGGTTCAGATAAATCAGGAAAATCTCCAATCGCCGGCAAGTAATTGCTGTTGATTTGAGACAACCATTTAGGAGAATCGGATGTCATCACTATATCTAAGAGAACATTTAACCTACGATCAGGCTAGAGTACAGGTTTTGCACGAAGGCAAAGACGGCAAGGATTTGTACATGAAAGGTATCTGTATTCAAGGTGGAATCAAGAACGCTAATCAAAGAGTATATCCTGTAAACGAAATACAAAATGCAGTAAAAACACTCAATGATCAAATCAGTTCTGGTTATTCAGTTCTTGGAGAAGTAGATCACCCCGATGATCTTAAAATAAATTTAGACCGTGTGTCTCACATGATTACTGAAATGTGGATGGACGGTCCAAATGGGTACGGTAAGATGAAAATTTTGCCTACTCCAATGGGCCAACTTGTCAGAACAATGTTGGAATCAGGTGTGAAACTTGGCGTATCGTCTAGAGGAAGTGGAAACATTTCCGAATATGGCGGTGGTCAAGTGTCAGACTTTGAAATCATCACTGTTGATGTTGTGGCTCAACCTTCGGCACCAGGTGCTTACCCAACGCCAATTTACGAACACTTGATGAACACAAGAGGTGGTAACAGAGCAATGGGCATGGCGGCTGAAGTTAGAAATGACAAAAAAGCACAACAGTATCTAAAAGATGCTATTAAAAACGTAATAAAAGGACTAAAATAATGATCGACGCAATATCAAAACTAGTTGAGTCAGGTGTTATTGGAGAAGAAACAAAAGTTTCAATCGAAGAAGCATGGAACTCAAAAGTTAAGGAAAACAGAGATCAAGTAACTGCTGAACTAAGAGAAGAATTTGCTAAAAGATACGAGCATGACAAAAACAACATGGTCGAAGCAATCGATAAAATGATGACTGAAAAGTTATCTGAAGAGATTAGCAAATTTGTAGAGGACAGAAAGTCACTTGCACAAGAAAAAATTGCTTACAAAGAAAACGTAGGCAAACACTCAGGCAAGTTAGAAGAATTTGTGTTAAGCAAATTAACTAACGAGTTAAAAGAGTTACACGCTGACAGAAAAGGTGTTCATGAAAACTTTAAAAAATTAGAAGAGTTCGTAGTAGGAGCACTTGCTAAAGAAATTAAAGAATTCGCTGAAGACAAAAAAGGCGTAGTAGAAACAAAAGTTAAACCTACAAGTCCTAGACCTCTAGCATTTGATCCTAGAAGTACACCAACTACTACGCCACCTACTACACCTACTACGCCTGTAACACCAACAACACCAGTTGCACCAACAACACTTGTTCCTCAAGGAAAAAATCCTCCTATAAAATTTAAAAATCCTTATGCTTATAATCACTTAGTAAGGTATTATTCTGAGTTTAATGGTGGTGATGCTACTGATTATCAAGTATTTAGAGATTTTCTTCCGCAAACTAAAAACCTAAAAAACTTTGCAAAAAAATTTGAAGAAGATGGTGAAAAATTCATTTTTGAAATAGGTGATATATGTCCGTCGATGAAATAAAAATAATTAATATTGATAAAAACTATTTGGCAGAATGGGACTTGATTGATAATGGAACTATTGTTGTATTTTCTCATTCAAGTTTCAATATACTAGATAGCTCAATGGTTAAATCTGTATTTGAAAATGATAGTAATGTTGGAGTTGTATACTCTGATATTGAAATTAAAGAAGGAAACCTATTATATACTGAAAGTATAAGTTCAGATAATATAGCTAACATTCCATTTTTTGTTAAGAAGCTACCTTTAAAATTACAACCAGCAAATGATTTTGTAAATATAATAGGTCAATTTTTACAACAAGGTTTGAAGCTTGAGCATATCGCAGAAGTTTATTTTAGGTTGAATAAATAATGACAATAAAATATATTAAAAACATAAATGAACATGAAGAGATAGATGTAATCATTCCTGCTGCCGGAATAGGCAAAAGAATGAAGTCATATGGACCCAAACCATTAATTAAAATAAATAACGACTTGACAATAATTGAAAACCAATTAAATATAATAAATAGAGTTATACCAAATTCAAACATTATACTTGTCTGTGGTTTTGAAGCGAACTACTTAATGAATAAGGTTCCTGATAACATTATTAAAGTAGAGAATGAGAACTATGAGCAGACAAATGTCGTTAGATCTATTGGTATGGGGCTTAGGGCTGCAAGGCGTAATGTGCTTATTATCTATGGTGATCTTGTTTTTAATAGAGAATGTCTTGAGAGTATGAACTATAGCAAGTCTTCTATCTTGTGTGGTAATAATATTATGAAAGATTCAGAAGTTGGATGTATAGAAAATGCTAAAGGCAAGATAGAGAATTTAATGTATGATCTAGAAAACAAATGGGGACAGATAATGTTCTTGCGTGGGAAAGAGTTGCAGCTTTTTAAAAATATATGCTGGAATACAGACAATAATAACATGTTTGGATTTGAAGCAATTAATGCAATAATATCTAGAGGCGGCTCTATTAGATCATGTGGAAATGAAAAAACAAAAATAGTTGATATTGATACATCAAAGGATTTAGAAAAGGTAAAAGATATCTTATGAACAATATTTTTATATACAAGAACGATTCTAGTAGGGTTTTAAGTCTTGCAGAATCTTTATCAGAAAATGCAAATGTCAAAATGATTGATGGTATTTCTCTGTTCGATTTGCTAGAATATCAAAAGCCTTCTATCGTGTTCTTAAATGACAACACCTGTCCAAAAGAACATGTCGAATATGCAAAGCAAGATTTCCCAGAAACTAAATTTGTTCTTATTACAGAAACAAATAATGATCCAACAGAATATGATCTTGTAATTCATCTAAATGATAATGGTCAGGGAATGTTCTTAGGATATTTGGCAAATCAGAATTTTTATACAGATAATGTATCAGAAGAACTAAAGCAGCTATACAAGTCTGATATACTTTATATAAGTGACGATTATTCTGGGAATCAATACATCCTAGATATTATTAAATCGTTATCAGAAAATTATACAGTAAAAGTTTATGGTAAGAAACGATTAGTATGCAATAGCTATCTTGGA